CACGCTGGCGCCGTCACGGTTGATGCCGGAAATGCGCTCAATGGTGATGGTGCGATCGAGAGAGCCGGCGCGCATCAATTCCACGCCCCCGACATGAAGGCCGACAGACTAAGGACAGCATGGCCGTGCTCATTCGACGGATCGCGCAGATACCGCGCGCCATTGATGTGGTGCCCATCGGTGAGGCGCCAGCCAGGCACGTCCAACGCCGGCATGAGAGCCTGCCACACGGCAGCGACAATCGCCTTGGCGCCGGCAAGCCCATCTTCGAACGTCCAGATATGAATCTCGTGATGCACGGTGACGTTGAGCCAGCCGGGATAGCTGTCGCCCTCAAGCACGGTCTGCCCGTCGCCGATGATGATCGAAGGGAAGTTGTCGGGCCGGGTGGCGCCATCGCGAATGTTCCACGCCTCGACCAGATCGAGCACCGCCGTCGAGCCGGCGAGCCGCAGATAGATCGCATTGCCGAGCGCAAGGCTGGGTTCAGCAGGCGTGCTCATGCGGCTGCGCTCCACTTCTTGACGAACGCGCGGATCACGCGATTGACGCGGTTCTTGTGCCGCGTGCCAAGTGCCCGAACGGCCGGGTAAAAGAACGGCTGCGCCTTCGCGTGAACGGTGCCGAACTCGACGTGAGCGGCGTGGCGCACTTCCTCATTGCCAACCGACACCACAAATTCGAGCGGGCCGGCGATACGGGCGCCGCCGAGCGAAAATGCTGGCGTCATTTGGCCGGGTTCGGTGACCTTGATCGAGCCGACAAGCTCGCCGGTGATGCTGTGATGCGAGGCGAGCTGGCGCACTGCGTCGGCAAGCTCATAGGCGTTCTTGCGATTGACAGCCAAAAGCTCATCTAGAAGCGCTTGCGGGATCGCGTCCATGCGCTTCTGGAAGTCGCGGATTTGTTGCGAGTAGGCCACTAGAACACCCAGCGCCGGTGCAACGTCACAAGGTCCCAATAGCCCAGCGGCGTATCGGTCGCGGAAATGCCGACAAGTGTTGCCTCGCGGTTCTCATACCAATGCGCGGCAAGCATCAGGATTGCTTGCCGCAACTCGGCTGGCGCAGCATCCCAAGTCAGCGTCACCGGCTCGCCGGTGTCGGGATCGAGCGTGCCAACGTGCTGCGACGTGAACGCAATGGCGGCATCGAACTTGTCGGCGATGAACTGATCTTCATCGTAGCCGGTGACGTTGAGCTGCTGCTTTAGCGGCGCGATCCTCTGGGCGAGATCGCATGCGACGATCAGGCTGCTTCGCGTGGCGGTGTAAGCCGCCTTGTCGGCATCGGTCGGATAGTCGCCGGGGTTGGTCAACCACGGCTCGGGATCGGCATAGTCGCCGGCAAGCTGGTCGCAGGGATTGAACGGCGGTTCGGGCTGGCATGACGCGAGGATGGTCACTCCGAAATCTCCAATTGCGAAAACTCTCGCGCGTTGCTGGGGGCGCCGGTCTCGGGAACGTCCCCAAATTTGGAAGTCACCCCCGGCTTGGCACGGCGCTGATAGACTGTGGTCAATTCAGGTATCCTAGGTCGGACGGCGGCGATGGCGGGCCACCGGGGTTGTGAGGATGCGAGCGGCGGGCCAGCCCATGTGGATGCGTGACGCGATGGTGGGCGCTGGCAAGCCGGTGATGCCAGCCCACTCGCTGACGGTGTGCACCTTGCCATCGTGCTCAAGCGTGCGAGGTGGCTGCTTGCGATTGATCGACCAGTCAAAGGTTCGGCCGATCGCTGGCTTTGTGCCGGGAAGGCCAGAGCGCCAATGCTCATAGTCACGGCGGCGCTGGGCAATCGCCTCGGCGGCTCGCTCACGTGCTTGGCGGCAGTCAGCCTCAAACTCTAGACGATCGATCTCACGCGCTTGCTCAGGTGTCATTGGGGCGCCTCGGCACGTTCACGGGCGGCGTCACGTGCATTGCAGCGGGCGCAGCCGGGCAGCCAGTTGCGCTGATCGAGGCGCAGATCGGGGCGCTTGCGGATCGAGATACGATGGCGCACCAGCGTGGCCGGTGCACCGCAATCGCAGTAGCGGTTCTGGGGGAGCGCGAGGAAGGCCGCGCTAAGTCGGCGCCAGTCGGCATCATAGCCGCGCTTGGCCGCTGATGGGCGCACGCGATCGTGGCGCGCTTTTCGCTGGCGCATTTGCTCGCGCTGGCAATCGCAGAGCACGCTGACAGCATGGATGCAGCCGCATGCCGTGCACAGGCGCGGAACAGTGGTCATGCTGCCCTCTGATGCTTGGCACGGAACGCCGCGTAAGCAGCGCGATCGAACGATGGATCGAAGCCATCATCGTTCAGCTTGGTCGGAACGGGGGTCGTCGGCGCGTCGGGCGTGTCGTCGGTGCTGCCAAACACTGCCTTGAGAATGTCGCCGATCAGCTTCACGCGCCCTTTGTGCGCGGTGATGATCTCGGCGGGTGTTGCCGCCCAGGTGTCGGCGGGTGTCCAACCGAGCGCGCCAGTGCCGATCGCGAACAGCTCGGTATAGAACTCCGCGAACGGCATGGGCTTGCCAGACGGCGCGGCGTCGGGCTGATCATCGCCGATGCCGGCGAGTTGCGCGACGAAGGCGATGGCAGCAGGCTTGACGTGTTCGAGCTGGGCGCGAAGCGAAATGCTTTCATCGTCCCAGCAGTTAGCGAACATCTCGGCGGTGTAGGTCGAGCCGGTGCCTTCGCGGATCACGTCCTCGATCGCGCCGGTGTGGTCCGACAGAATGAGCTTATAGAGCTTGACGAAGTTGCCATGCTTTTTGGTGAGGCGCATGGCAGCAAGCAGCGTCGGGCGAAGCACGAAGGCTTCGCCCGCGATCTCGATGGTTACGGGATCGGCTGCGAGTTGCATCAGGCGACCGGCGAGATGCGCGGGTTGCCCTTGATCACCACGGCGCCGGCAGCGATCGAGGTGCCGGCATTCTTGGTCAGCACCACGCGCACATAGCGCTTGCCGCCGATGTAGCCGGTGCGGAACGTGCCATCGGCGGTGAGCGACGCCGGCAGCGTGCCAAGCAGATCGTCGGCGGCAACATCGGTGAAGTCGCCATCGGTCGTGGTGTCCGACTCCTGCAACTTGGCCGTGAAGTCGCCAGCGCCGGCAATGGCGCCGGTGTTGACCATCAGCTCGGCGCTATCGAAGCCGAGCAGATCGACGGCGTTGCCCTTGATGGTCGCGGCCTGAACGGCCGGCGAAAGCGCAAGAGCCGCGCCGATGTTGTTGTGAAGATCACGCTTCATGGTGAACTATCCTTTCGGGGTTAGGCCGTGGCCGTCTTGAGCTTGCGGAAGCGTGCGGCCTGCAACACGCGGCCACCGACACGGCGGGTCGCATGGATGCGGGTCACGCCACGGCGCGCCTGCGTGTAGGGATCGCTGAGGATCGAAAGGGCGAGGCGATCGACAATGCGATAGGCGGAAAAGTCGCCGAAGATGATCGGGAACTTGCCGTCGCCGATATCGTCGAGATCGACCATCTCGATCACCGGCTTGCCGAGGATGGTTTCAGGCTGGCCGGCGGCGATCGAAGGCTGCCAGATGTAATCGCCCGTAGTGGCATTCTTGAGCTTGCGCACCGCCGCGAGAGTCGTGCCGTTCATCGCCCAGGCAGAGCCGGGCGCGTTGCGGTAAGCGGCCGGCAGCGCATAGAGCAGATCGATCAGCTTATCGGTGTTGAGGTTCGTGGCGTGGCCGTTGATCGTCGCGGCGATCTCGGCATTCGTCATAAGGCCTTCCGGCTGCTTGAGGCCGGTGCCGTTCACGAAGCTCAACGCTTCCTTCTGGCCGAAATCCTCGGCCAGGGCGAGGCGGACTTCCGCTTCACCAGCGCCGCCGGAGTCGGCAAGCAGCTCATTGGAGATGTCGACAAACGTGGTGAGCTTGGCGGTCGGCACTTCGAGCTGGCCGAACGTCACGTCGCTTTCTTCCGAGTCTTCGAGCTCGTCTTCCCACTGCGCATTGGTGATGCCGGTGCGGCGCGGATACTTCACGGACGGCGCCGAGGTATTGCGGACGGACGCGACGGCGCGGATCGGCGAGAATTGCACCAGATCGCGAATGAACTCGCCGGACATTTCGGCCGGCGCCAGATAGCCGGCTTGCGGGTCGCTGGCGACAGTCAGCGCCTTGATCTCATCGACCGGCGTCTGACTGCCGAGCCGGAGATAGGTGCCAAACGCCTTCTTTTCGATCGCGGCGGTTTCGTCGGCCGACTTGGTTTCGGTGCCGGCATTCGGGCGCGCAAGCTTGGTCTCGATCTTGTCGAGGCGATCGAGCACCGCCTTGTCGACCCCGTTGGCCTCGATCGCGGCAATGCGGGTGTCGACGGTCTTGGTGAGGTCGTCGAGCGCCTTGGTGACAACGCTGATCGGGTCGTCTTCCTCGCCCTTGAGCTCGATCGCGGCGGCCACCATGGCCTTGGTCGAAGTGTGTTTCATGTTCAGACTTTCTGAGAGAGTTGCGCGGCTGCGCGGTTGATGGCAGCGGCGAGGTTCAGGGCCTCGACTGCCGATTTGGCGCTCGTAACCCGCGCGCCGGGGTGCATCGGGATCGTCACAAGGGACGCTTCCAGAAGTTCTAGGGATTTGATGGTGCGGCCACCGCCAGCGCGGGCATTGGCCTTGCGAGTAATGAAACCGACGGAAATGCCCCGCACGGCGCCCGACTGCACAAGGGCGCGCACTTCACGGGCACGCGGCAAGTCGTCGACCAGCAACTTGCCGGCGAGATAGAGGCCGTCCGACTTCTCGGTGGCGGTGTCCCAAACGCCAATCGGATCGTTGCCGTCATGGCCGAACAGCATGGGGATCGGCAGCGTGATGCCCTTGAAGGCGCCGGGTTCGATCATGTCGCCAACGCGATCGGCGCTGGCGAACTTCCACGCCACACCCGAGATCGCGCCGGCATCGTTTGCGAGCACCTTGGTTTCGATGAAGAGGCGATCCATCAGGCGGCAGGCTCCTGTTCGGCCGGCTGGCTGCCGGCATAGCGATCGGTGAGAATGTCGAGCGCGAGCATGTGAGCTTCGGCGAACGGCCGGCCCTCTGCCTCGGCGTAGGTTGCGACCAGCCGCGCAGCGTCTGCCGGCGACGTGCCACCGCCGATCAGCGCAAGGCGGATCGTCTCGGTGATGTCTTCGAAGCGATAGGTGCCGGCCATCGCGCGGCGCAGCAGATCGCCAAAGCCGGCGTTGGTCTTTGCCTGCAATTCGAGAATCATCTTGGAGGGGAGCGCGAAGTCGCGTTCCCCATCGCCAAAGAACTTGCGGATCATGGCGTCTCGGGCTTGTTGCTTGTGGTGAAGGGATTGGCGAGCGTGTTGCCGTCCGGCAGCGCTGGCAGGTTGCGCACCGCGCGAACCTCGTTCGCTGTCATGGCGCCCATACTGCGATACTGACTAAAGGCTGTTGCCTGCGCAGCCTGATCGGCAGCGGCAAGATCGTCGGTCAAGAACTCGACATAGAAGCGCGCCCGTTCCTCGGGCGTCAGCAACACGATGCTGTAGGCGTCAGCCCAGCGTTGCAGCCACGGGTTGAGCGCGAACTGGCGGAACTGCAGCATGAGCTGTTCCACGTTCCCCCAAGTGCCGCGATCGAGGCTGAACAGCATCGTCGGCGGCACGCCAGTGATCCGCGCGATCTCATCGATCTGGAACTGGCGCTGCTGGGTTAGTTCGGAGGCCTGATTGCTCGGCGTGACGGTCTTGAAGTCGCCGCCGCCGGTGCCATCAATGATCGCCGTGCCACCGGCATTCTCACCGCTGTGCGCGGCGTCCCAAGCCGTCTTGATTGCCGTCATCTTCTCGGGCGGCATTGAGGCATTGAACATCAGAGCACCGGACGGCCGTGCGCTCTTGGCGAAGAACCGCGACGTGTGGCGCTCTAGCAGCGCGGAGAGGCCGATCGCCTCACGCCCAACGTCAACGCTCGACATGTCGAGGAAGCCGGGCAGATAGAGCATGTCGGTGAACGGCACGGTGACCGCATCGGCGCCGTTGCCCACCACGTAAAATGGCTCGCCGCCCGCCATGAATTTGCGCTGCACCGGCGTGCGGCGCTGGTCGACGCGGTGAAGCTCGCGGGGCTGATCGTTGACGCGCGTGACGATGGCATAGCCGGCGCCATGCAAGATGGCGTCGGCGGTGACGATCTCGCGAAAGCGGGGCGCTGGCGTCCACTCGTTGGCGAAGTCGTGCACCAGCTCATAGGCAGGATGGTCCGGTGCCGGTGCCTTGGGGTCGCGGGAGAATACCTTGGCCGGCGTGGTGCCGCACGCCTCGGCGATCAGACGCACCGCCAGCGCGAAGGGCGCAACGTGCATCGCGGTCGTCGCGGTGACGGGCTGACCGGTCGCGGTGACCGAACCGCCGAGCAGGCCGATGGCGAAGTTGGGGTCCGAGACGGACCAGGACTTGCGGTCTAGAAGATCAAACAGGCGACGCAAACGAAACACGAGGGAACGTCATTTAGGAATATGTTCCCGCACTATACGTCCAAAATTGTAAATTGAAAACGGGAATAAGGAATTAATTCCTAAGTTCCGCCGACTCGCCCTTGATCGGTGCTTGCAACCCTGATCGCTCTTGGACAATGCATAATTGTAAGTTGGCATTAGCGATTGCGTGCTGCATGGTGAGTCACCATGCAGCAAAATGGTGTATCGTGATGATACGCCGTAGTGTGCGGTGGTGGTGGAGCAGGAGGGTATTGAACCCTCGGGGAAGCCAGTTCGCGGCCGGTCCCCATGGCCATCATCTGCCCCGCCAGTGCGCTCGGTGTCTGAAGCCGCGAGGCAACCTCAGACGCCAACGGGCGCGCCAATTGGTGACCGCGTTGGGTGGGTGTGTGAACACGCTTGATCGCCGGGATCACACCCCCCTCGCACCAATCCGAAATTTGTGGTCCGATTCAAAAAATGCGTCAACGGACGAAACCGACGAAAACGGCCATAGCTTGGGTCTGACAGGGTCGCTATCACCACATTTAGTATAGGCCTTGTGAATAGCGGGGACATCCAAAATCCTCGAAACCTTCGCTCAAACCGCGTCGATTCGGCGGTAGCAAACGGGCGCAAACCCCCAGCGATCTGGGACTTTTCGGGAAAAGCGCCGCCAAGTCAGTTCGTGCTGTCTCCTGTCAAGCGCATAATTTCCGGATCGCATGCCTTTAGGCCAGATGCGTCCGCGCCGGGAGCGAGAGCGCCGGCATCGTCGCGTTTAGTGACAAATCTACAGTCACAAAAGGTGACAAAAGTCCCACAGGTAAAACGACTATCTATTTGATACTACATTGAAAAACGCCGTGTTGTCGTTTCCCTTCCTCTCCGCCAGTCCAATAGCCACGAAATTTCAACAGTTTACGCTCTCCGATGGAGCGGAGCGCCGACGACTGTGTGCGATGCACTGGTCGCGCAGCGCGTGGCGAGGAGGGATCGCCGGCCGCTGGCCGGTCCCTGGAATTCGGGG